AACGACTATGGAGATTGTCGGTATGTTGGGGGAGTTTCTGGTGCAAAATGCGCCCGAATTAATCGGGACGGTATCAGAGTTTATATCTCAATTGATTCTGTTCTTTACTTCGCCCGACAATCTTGTAATGATGATAGATTTAGCATTACAGTTGACAGTCGCCATTGCTGACGGACTTGTACAAGCTATTCCTAATCTGGTGAGCGTAATTCCGCAAGTCATCGGGGCATTGCTTATTGCTATTGTAGATGAATTCCCGAATCTGTTATTAACAATCGGAGACCTTATAGGAGATCTCGGATTAATGGTTCTCGGTCTTGTTGGTGGTCTGATGGGATCAAGCTACGACGAGGTCATTGGCAATCTTACTCTGATATGGGACGAAGTAGGGCAAAGTTTAGAGGACTTTGCCGTAGGTCTTGGAACGTGGATTATGGATATCGGAACAGGAATTAGTGGTATGTGGACGGACATTAAAGATTGGTTCACAGGCGGAATTTCCGATGCGATGGAAGCACTTGGTGGATGGTGGGACGAAATATCCACATGGTTCAGCGATCTTGCCTCTAACGCATTGACTTGGGCAGGAGATATGATTGATAACTTTGTATCTGGTATCACGGGTGGTGTCGGTAGAGTAGGCGAAGCGGTAAGTGGTATTGCTGATAGCATTCGCTCACTAATCGGATTCAGCGAACCTGAAATCGGGCCTCTTTCTAACTTCCACACTTTTGCTCCAGATATGGTTGATCTATTCTCTCAAGGTATTGATGAGAGCCTTCCTACACTTGAAAGATCGTTGAACAATATGAGCGATTTTGTTGCCGATAATATGCCTTCTCTCGATATGGCTGATATCACGTCGAGAGCAACTATTAATGTCGATTCTACGGGTAGTGCAAACAATCTTCCTCCGATTGTGCTACAGAATTATATGGGTACGGAAAAAATCGAAGAAGTTATGATAAACTCTAATCAGAGAATAGATTTCATTTCGGGAGGACGTGCATGAGCCTTAAGGATTATCCAATAATGATTAATGATACGGCGATTCCCTTCTTCCCCGAGATTGAGACTAATCCGACCAATATCGAGAGCAAATATCAATCGGAAAGCGGAAAGGACATTATCCAGACGTATAGATCCGATAAATGGTCTGTTCCGATCAAGATGAAGGTAGCTGGTGATGAATGGGTGAGATTCTTCTATGATCTGTATGTTAATGCCGATTCGGTCATTTTCAAGCAATACTCACCTCTTGTCGAGGGTTATTCCGAAAGGCTTGTGAGGATTGAAGGCTTTCGGTATAAACAAGTAAAGAATTCCGAAGATCTTCCTGTGATGGGAGTCTGGGAATTGTCATTCACGATAGAGGAATTCTGAAATGTATGGAGTTTCACAAATATATCGATCTAAATTGATCGATAACACCAAGAAGAGGAGATATATCCGAGGATCAATCGGATCTGTGACATTCACGGGCGATGATATCCTCGAAGGCTCATTCAGCTATACGGATATAGCTGTTAATAGTGCGGATATCAAACTTGGTGGCGTGTTTGTCGGAAGCCTTAAGCTCACATTCCTCCCCAGCGTGATCAATCGGATTCCCAGAGGTTCTTGGCGAGGAAGAACGATTAATATCGAGATCGGTCTTAAGATTGGAACAGATGCCATCGAGTATGTTCCGTTAAAGCCATACATCATAGACGAGGCGAATCATACATCGATAGGAATCGATATATCAGCTTACGATGCAATGAGTAAGTTTGATTCATCGATACAGATGAATGTGTCATCTGGCAATCTGTATGGCATGGCATTGCTTGCCTGTCAGAATTGTGGTGTGGAATTCGGCATGACATCGGCAGAGATGCAAGCTCTTCCGAATGGCGATCAGATCATCGGTCTGTACCCCGATAACGACATCGAGACATGGCGTGATCTGATCTCTTGGATCGCTGTGACGATAGGCGGATTCGCAACGATTGATCGTGAAGGGAAATTGGTCTTCCGCACATGGCACACAGAACCAGATTTTACGATTGGCGTTGATAGCAGATTCTCTGGAGGTTCATGGTCTGATTTTTCTACTCGGTATACGGCGGTTACATTGACCAATATCGATGATGGATCGCAAAGGTATTATTCGATTGCACAAGATGATGGTCTTATTCTTGATCTCGGTTCGAATCCTCTTATGCAATATGGGATAAACGAGGTCATCGAGCAACAGGCGAGGAATATTCTCACAGCTATTCAGAACATGAATTATACGCCATTCTCAAGCACATCTCTTATCGATCCAGCTTTGGATCTTGGAGATGTCATATCATTCCCGAATGGTGTAGCTAACAATTCCATCGGATGCGTGATGAGAATAGACTTCTCCTTCCGTAAAGGAGCTACTATCAAGGGTTACGGAAAGAATCCAAGTTTGTCTGGGGCAAGGTCTGCACAGGACAAGGCTATCGCTCAAAATGCGAAGAAATCGCAATCTGATTCCATCGTGCATTATACTTACGTCAATACATCTTCATTGACGTTGTCGACAACGCCACAGAGATTATTCCGTATAGCTTTCGCAACAGCGGATCAGACCGATCTGGATCTGTGGTTCGAGACGAAGATTCTATCGGAATTGGATGGCGATACACAGGCAATCAAGTATGAATATTACCTTGATGGCAACAAATTCGATTATGAGCCTGTCGATACAATCGGAGAAGATGGATATCATTCGTATCCTCATCCTTTTTGGTTTCTCCAAGTAAGCGGTGGCGAGACTCATTATTGGGAAGTGAAGGCTTCGGTAGATAGCGGAATTGCAGAGATTGATATCGGTGATATCCATGCCATGCTCCGTGGACAGAAGCTTGCCGCACAGGTCAAGTTTGACGGCAACATCGAGATTACAGACGAGTTCGAGCCGTTTATCGCAGGCTTCGACATCGTGGCTCTTTCCGATTCCGTATCGCTGGCCACGCAGAGACCGCAGACGATCTCGCTGTCGGATTCTTATTCTGCATTTGTGGCAGGCTTCGATATCGTAGGTCTTGCAGATAACGTAAGATTGAGAACGGCTTATGTACAGTTCAATATCGTGTCCGAGGACGACGACTTCAATATCGTTTCCGAGGACGGACAGTTCAACATCGTAAGTGAAGGAGGATATGAATAATGGCTGATAGTGATAAGAAAATATCGGCATTTACCGCAGGAACAGTAGACCAAAGTTCGTATTTCTTACAGGCGAATAATGGCTCTTCCTCGAAGGTAAGTGCCGAAGACATCGGTGACTTTGTGAACACCTCACAGACATATAGCGGTCTTAACACGACCGCAAAGTCTGTTGTCGGGGCGATAAATGAGACGGCAGGAAAGAAGTTGCCTGCAACATTGACAGCAGGCTCAACCTCGCTGACCTTCACAGATTCTGCTATCACGGCAAATTCGCTGATTTCCGTCTATACCGAGGGCGGTCTTTTGTATAACTCGATTACAACGGCTGTCGGCTCGGTGGTCTTGACATTCGATGAACAGGCTACCGATGTTGCTGTGGTCTTGATAGTGAGGTGATTGTATGGCGATTCTAATTCAGAGTAATAAAAAGCCTTCCGTCAGTTATCCCGAACAGACAGGGGCGATTATAACCTTCAACTCGCAGTATGCAGGGTTGCCGTTGAAGGCTCACAAGGTTGCCGTGACAGCAACGCAAAGCGGTAGCGGTACACCAAGTCCCGATAATGTGAGACCTATAAGCGGACACGATATTATCATCATTAGTCATAGCGGTGCAGATACATCTAACCCTACTGTTCATACTATTCAAATAGGCTCGACAGTTTACGGCGGTGAGTATGATGCAAGAACAGGAGTGTTGACGGTTACGCATAAAGGCGGTATTTTTGATGGTTCGGCTGATGAAAATTGGCAGTATCATGCGAGTTCTACTTCGTTCTATCTCGAAAATGCTTTTGTTGTTGATAATTCCTTTAGAACATCAAATATTTGTACTTGTAATTATTTGAAGGAAAGTCAATTTATATTAAATTCCGCAGATATGAGAGATAAGCCTGATAATATTTTTTGCAATCAAGACTGGTGGTATTCACATAGATTATGGGTAAAAATGACGCAATTTTCAGACGCAACAACATTTAAGGCTTATTTGGCTAATAATCCGCTTGTAATTGTTTATCCGTTATCAACACCACAAACAATACAGTTACCGCCTTGCCTGATAGATACACTTGAGGGTGTGAATAACATCTGGGCGGATACGGGCGATACGACAGCACAGTACATAAAGATTGGATAAAGATTGGAGGCTAAAGAATGTTACAAGGAAAAGCAAGATTGAGCCTGTTCCGTAAGGGCATTGAGGTTCACAGGGTAGAGAAAAAGAACACGATTACAGGCTATGCACAGGCTCTGTTCAAGCAGGGCAACTTCGGTATGCTCGCCAATTCGAGCAAGTTGTTGCCTTTGAACGACAACTTCTTCAAGGGCTGTCTGATGACGGATGTTCCTAATGATCCATCTTTGCTGATGATTGCAGGAAACGCTAATGTAGTTGCACAATGCTCTAACGATGCATATAGTGGAGATAACCTCAAGCGAGGCTCGTACAATGCGAATGAGAGCGGAATCATCACTAATGGATATCGTCACGTCATGGATTGGGGAACGTCACAGGGCAATGCTGAACGGATTGCATCGGTCTGCTTGTGCCGACCGAGCATCGGTGCGACAAGAATAATTCAGAGCGGATCATTCGAGAACGAGACAGATATGCCATTCGAACACCTGTCAGCAGATACGAGCCTTCTCGACCTTGCAAACAATATCGCAATCATTGATTACGACAAGGAAGTCGGATATGGATTTGCCTACGCTTCGGGAACGATTACGATAACGGAGTATAAGCTGTTAACGAAGATCGTCAATCTTCTCGGTGGTGTCGGTTCTTGGGCGGAATCGGAGGCTCACACTATCACACAGACGATAGCCAACTACTCGGACAATTTTCGCAATCTGTCAATTTCCTACACGGGTGATAAGATCCATGTTCTCACTCATGCCACAAACGGGAATGTCCTCAATGACTACGCTATTGATACGAGCGATTGGACGTGTACGGCAACTTCTCACACTTATAGTGGAGTGTCTTTTCAACAGAATTACGGCTATTCGGCACAGCCTTATAAAGATGTTATGCCGATAATAAATGGTCGTGTTTGGGCATATTCTAACAACGGACAGAAGATAGTCTCATGTAGTCTTACAAACGATGCCGATGTCGAATCCTACGATAACCCGATCTATACTGTTCTCGGCATTAGTGGAGATGTTACATATAACGGATCTTCGGTTCTGCTTCCTAACGGAGATTGGTACAAGATCGGGTATGGCGGAACGGCTGTCAACTATGGCATTTATTACCACAACAATCAGTTCTATCTCGTACAGAATCCGATCAACTCGAGATCCGTCAATCAGTCTTCACTCCATTCCACAGGATTCGGAGGAATCGTCAGAATCGGTTCAATGAATAGCAAGAACAGTTCGAGTGTATGGCTTGACACTTGTTATCCTTTTGTATCAACAGTTGCGAATCTCGACGAAGCTGAAGCGGTCAGAAAATCTTCGGATCTCACTATGAAGCTACAATATGAAATAACAATAACAGGAGGATAAGACTATGAAGAATTTATCTAACGTTGTTTGGTGGAAGAAGGCAGGCATCAGAGCCTTAAAGACATTCTGCCAGACAGCGATTGCATCCATTGGATGTGCAATCGTGATGGAAGATGTGAATTGGATCGCTGTCGGTTCAGCATCTCTTCTGGCGGCGATCTTGTCCATGCTCACTTCATTGGCAGGATTGCCCGAGGTAGAAGAGTAATGAACATAGATGGAGGAATAATTATTTCGGCTTTCATGTTGGCCATCTCTGTGGTCAATCTGCTAATTGCCCAGAGACGCAATTTGAAGGGTGACACCAAGGCTGATGAGGCAGAGAGGAATTCTCTTCGGGAAGGCATCTTCAAAGCTAACATGAAGCTCGATATGGTATGTAAAACAACAAGCGATATCCAGACGGATATCAAGGCTATGAACAGCAAGCTCGAAGAGCATGGACAGAAGATTGCTGTGATCTCTCGGGATCTTGAGACAGCATTCGTCCGCATTGATGAGCTTCGAGAGAAGATCGACAGAGAGGAGAATGTAAAATGAATAGTCAGATTGAGAAGGTGGTCTCTCTTGCCAAGAGTTATGTGGGGACAGGAGAAGAACCGAAGGGAAGTAACAGGAACAGATTCGCCAAGATGATCGATGAGGAATTCCCCGATTTCTACAATGGCAAGAAGAATGGATCAGCTTGGTGTGATGAATTTGTCGATGCCATATTCCTTGAATCATTCGGGGAAGAAGAAGCCTTGCGTCTTCTGTGCCAGCCAAAAAAGAGTTGTGGAGCAGGATGTAAGTTTTCGGCACAGTATTATAAGAATGCTGGTAGATTCTTCGATAAGCCAGAAGTGGGAGATCAGATCTTCTTCTATGTCGGTGGGGACATTAATCACACAGGCATCGTCACCAAGGTTGATGAGAAGAAGGTTTATACTGTAGAAGGCAATTCTGGAGACATGGTCAAGGATCATTCCTATAACAAGGAAGGCAATAAGAAGATCGCTGGCTACGGAAGACCGAGGTGGAAGGAAGAATCACAGGCTGTCGAGGACGCAACTCCTACGAAGCCTATCCAGAAGCCTCTGGATGCCCCCCAGAAGAGCCTCGAAGTTATCGCCAAGGAAATCATAGCTGGTAAGTGGGGGAATGGCACAGAGAGGCAGAAGAAGCTCACAGAGGCAGGCTATGATTATGCCAAGGCACAGGCAAAGGTGAATGAGATCCTTGCCGCCAAGAAGCCAGAAACCTCTTCTGATACATTCTGTGGTGTTGTTAATACCACAAAGAGCAAGTTGAATATCCGAGCAGGAGCTGGGACGAATTATCCAATCATCGGTACGTTGGAGAAAGGCACGAAGGTACAGCTTAAGATGTCGGTACAGGGTTGGCACAAACTTGCCAATAGGAATGGCTATGTGTCAGCCAATTACATCAAGAAGATATGATGCCAGAGGCGAATTAGGCTCATCGACCATACAAGATAAACTTCCATGTTGTTTGAATCCCCAGCTTTCGCCTCTGCTGGGGATTTTGCTATTTTAGGCAAATTTGACATTTTATCGACTATATGGTATACTATATATAGGGTGGATACCCAAAGAATCTTGACAATTAAGGAGGTCAAAAAACATGAACAGAAAGGATTTGGACATGGGCAAGATCGTTAAGAGGTACAACAACATGATGTACTTCATGTGCTTGGATCATCTAACCATAGGCACAAGATTTTCCGAGGACACAGAAGGCTGGAATCTTCGAGATATGGTTTCAGAGGCACAATACCAGCTGGATCTTCATTACGATGAGGACACCATGACAGGGCAGGAGAGATATTCTGAATGTGATGGCGGCAGGCAATGGCGAAAAGAAGTGGGCAGGCTTGCCCGATTCATTGCAGCATATGCTCCATACATCAAGAATCTGGAGTGCAAAGAAGGACATTGCTCGAAGTACGATTGACCGATGGAGCTGGGAGGCGATGCTTCCCAGCTTTTTGCCTCTTGCATCCTGTTTGCGTATATGGTACACTATGTACATCTAATACATGGAGGTACACAACAATGACAAAGGCAGAATTAAGAAAGATCGCACAGCAGGCTCTTGAGAGTGAGTATGGTTTTGCTCCTTCTATCAATAAGATAGTTCTTCTCGAAGCTAATGGAGAAGGCACTTATATTCTTTTTGAGGTAAAGGGTAAGGAATATTGCTTCGACAGCCGTCTGTTGATTGATGGCACTATTTGGGTTGGCAAAGGAACTATTGAGAAGAGAGAGGAGGTATAAGGCAATGGCAGACAGGATCGTAATTCATTATTCTCTTGCGGCATTGAAGGCAGAGAGAGCAAAGCTGGCAAGAATCCAGCAGAGAGAGTATCAGACCAGAGGCAATACACAGAGATGCCAAGAGATCTGGAAGCAGATTGAGGCTATCGATGCACAGATCGAGAATAGAATGAAGGAGGTATAAGAATGGCTGTCCATACAATGCAGGAGTTGAGGCAATTCCAAGCGATGCCTTTGCCTGTGAAGGTAGCTCTTACTCAAACAAGAATAAGGGCATGGGTTGATTATTATGGCAAGGACGGGGTATATGTATCATTTTCTGGGGGCAAGGATTCCACAGTATTGCTCCATATAGTAAGAGAATTATATCCCGATATCCCTGCGGTGTTTGTTGATACAGGCTTGGAATATCCCGAGATACGAGAGTTTGTTAAGACTTTCGAAAATGTAACATGGCTCAAACCAAAGATGAACTTTCGACAGGTAATAAAGAAATATGGGTATCCATTTTTCTCGAAGGAAATATCAGAAGCTGTCGAGTATAGCCGAAAGTACATAAGAGAGATAGTCCAGACAGACAGACAGACAGACAGACAGACAGACAGACAGACAGATAATAGGAGCAAACTTCTTTGCCGATCTGTTAGGAATAGAGAGGCGAGGGGAAGCGAAATACTCAAAGGATTATCTCAATCTGAAGAAGGGGATTATCCCTAAATACGATGGTAAGTACGGATTACCTGTCAGAGTTCTTGAATTATTAGGGAAAGTACCTCATACCGAGAAAGGCAGAATGACAGACGAATATTCCAAGAGATATGATAAAAGCAAATATCAATTCATGCTGGATGCTCCATTCGAGATTAGCAATAAATGCTGTGCGGTAATGAAGAAAGAGCCAGTCAATCGATATGCCAAGGAAACAGGCAGACATCCGATTACAGGGCAGATGGCTCAAGAATCACGTCTTCGCACATCAAAATGGCTCAAGTATGGATGTAATGCATTTAATTCAAAGAAACCTATGAGCAATCCGATGAGTTTTTGGACAGAGCAAGATATATTGAGATACATCAAGGAGAATAATATTCCGATATGCTCGGTATATGGCGATATAATCCCAGATAGCGGCGAAGAAATAGAAGGGCAAATGGAATTGGCGGATTTTGGGTTATCGAAAGATATGAGACCATTGAAGACAACAGGGTGCGATAGAACAGGATGTATGTTTTGCGGATTCGGATGCCATTTGAATAACGATGATCGCTTCTCCAGAATGAAGGAAACTCATCCTCAAATCTATGACTACATCATGAGACCGAAGGAAGAAGGCGGTCTGAATTATAAAGAGGTAATCGATTGGATCAACGAGCATGGGAATTTACATATTCGGTATTAAGGAGGCAGACAATGAAAATAGTAATTGATAAAGAGGCGATTATCAAGGCATTTACGATTGCTCTTTATGCGGTAACAGGCGGAGATTATAGCGATGTAAAAGATGCCGTGAAAGAAGTGTTGGAAAAAATCGGCTATGAGCCTTATGAAGAAAAACAAAAGGGCAAGTGGATAGGAGAAACAGATGAACACCTCAAAGGAATGTATCGCTGTTCTGTATGTGGAAGGCGAGTAGAAGATTTAACTGATGATGTAAAAATTCATATTGGTTGGGAAGATTGTACAGTAGCGGATATTTATCCATTCTGCCATTGCGGAGCAGACATGAGAAAGGAGGAAGTATGAGGAGGTATTCGGGGAGGCTATATAAGAGCGGAATCGCATTTTGGAATACGATGTCGGAATTATATGAAAAGCCTGTAGATTATCTGCGTATGCAAGGAAAGGAGATTGAAGAATGAACATTATAACAGCAGATGCACTCGAATATCTTCCAACAATGGAGGTTGATTCGGTTGATGTAGTCCTCACTTCTCCTCCATATAATCGGAAGAGGAATGACAAGTACGCAGAATACGATGATGACATTGAGGATTACTATGGCTTCCTCAAGACTACCATTGATGAATTGTTGAGAGTATGCCGAAAGTGGATATTCTTCAATATACAGGCTACATATTATAATCGAGCAGATGTTTATAGGCTCATCGGAGAGTATGCAGATCGTATTCAGAATATCATCATATGGAATAAGAAGAACCCGATGCCTGCGAATGCAAACAATATCACCAATGCTTACGAGTTTATCATAGTCTTCGGAGATAAGCCTCTACAGAGCAATTTCACATATACGATGAATTCGATATCGACATCCGTCAATAATGATATGCCAAAAGAGCATAAGGCTGTCATGAGCCTTGATGTTGCCGAATGGATAATCAATATGTTTACGAAACCAGAAGACATTGTATTGGATTGCTTCTTCGGGACAGGAACAACAGGAGTTGCTTCCAAAATGCTTGGAAGAGATTTCATTGGCATCGAGATCAATGAGAAATATTCGGAATACGCAAAGAGAAGAATCGAAGGAATATTAGAGGATTCGAAAGAATCTCATCAAATCACTTTAGATGATATTCTTGCAGAATAAGAACATATGATATAATCCAAGAAGGAGGAAGTAATTATGGAAAACAATGATAACATTGTAATGAGCAAGTATGCATTCGAGAGGATGCAGACCAAGGACGAGAAGAATGATCGCTGGAGGAATATCATCATTATTACGCTGATCATTCTTCTGGTAGTTACCAATGCCATGTGGCTCATAGCTTGGAATCAGTATGACTATGTGGATTCAGAAGAGTATTCTGTGGATGTTGATTCTGGCGAAGGTGGCAACGCTAACTACATTGGCAACGATGGAGAAATCTATAATGGCGAGAGTGACAGTAACTCGTAGGAGAACAAGATCAAGAGTTAACAGGAATGGTAGCTCTGGTACGAGAGTTAGGCGAAGGAGAAGATGATGATTAATCTGGATGATGTAACCAATGAGCAAATCGCACAGGCGATAGATTCATGGATTCATTCAGAAAGAGATCGGATCATTCTCAAGAAACGACTAATCGATGGATATACCTTCCAACAGATAAGCGATTACCTTCACGATGAACATCAGATTGAGCTATCGGTACGTCAGTTGAAGAATATCATTCCGAGGCTGGAAGATAAGCTCTTTAGACACATTTAGTTGATTAAAGGATTATGTACCTCTTTTGATCCTTTTATCCATTCCTTTCTGAAATGCCCTATGCTGGAAACAGCATGGGGTTTTTCTATTGCACTTAAATTTCACTAAACAAGCACCGAGAATACATCGATATTACTAACCGATAAATCGAGAATTAAGCCATAGGAGGTAAATGCCTATGGCTTATGTTTATTTCAACAATAATCCGCAGAATCAAAGGGTAGGTGATTGTGCCGTAAGAGCTGTCAGTAAGGCTCTCGGTAAAACATGGGAAGATGCCTATTCAGCCTTATGCTCAACAGGATTCGAGTATTGTGATATGCCTTCCTCCAATTACGTTTGGGGAATGCTTTTGAGGCGTTACGGATTCAATCAGAAGATGATTCCTTCTATATGTCCCAATTGCACCACAGTTGCCAGATTTGCAGAAGAACATCCGAATGGTCGGTATGTTCTCGCTTGCCAGAATCATGTTGTTTGTGTCGATTCTGGGAATTGGTACGACAGTTGGGATTCATCCGATGAGATTGTCCTTTATTACTTCGAGAAACAGGAGGATTAAATTATGGCTTACAACAACTATTTCCCACAGTATCAACAGGCATACCCACAGGCATATTATGGAATGCCTCAAAACCAGCCTACGATGCCCCAGAATACACAGCAGAACCAAGGTGGTGGAATTCCTTGGGTACAGGGAGAGGCGGCGGCTAAAGCCTATCCTGTGGCTTCTGGACAATCGGTCTTATTGATGGATTCCGAGAATTCGACATTCTACATCAAGAGTACGGATGCCAGCGGAATGCCACAGCCTTTGAGGATCTTCGATTACAAGGAGAGATCTTCCCAGAAGACCGAGGCTGGAGTAGTCAAGAATACACCTAACGACTATGTGTCCCGATCCGAATTCGATGAATTCCGAGAAGACGTTAAGAAGAGTCTGAAGAGAATAAGAGAGGAGGACGAAGCAGATGGCTAATCCTTTATATAACCAGCTTCGAGGGAATTCGTCTAATCCTATGATCCAGAGGCTGATGGAATTCAAGAAGACCATTAACGGGAATCCACAGCAGATCGTCCAGAATATGCTCAATTCTGGCAAGGTCACACAGGCACAGATGAACCAATATGTCCAACAGGCAAACGAGATTTACAAGGCTCTCGGAGGAAAAGTTTAGTATTACTAAACTTTTGGGGTATAGCAAAAGGCTCATTACCCAGAGCCTTTAGATGGGGGTTGAATCTCGGGCGAAACCCAACCGAGAGATATATTACCAATGATTTTCTTATGTTGCAACAGGAAAATATAAAAATTTATAGTAAAGGAGATGATTTAATTGAGTCTTACGACAGGTGAGATGAGTTGTGCAGACATAGCGGCGGTTATGGGTGCAAACAGAAACGACAATGGCTTCGGTGATATGGGAAGCGGTTGGTGGCTGATATTGCTCTTCCTTATCTTCGGTAATGGATGGGGCAACGGCTGCGGCGGAGGTAATGGAGGTGTAGGATCTCTTTATCCGTGGATGAATCAGACCGAGACCATCAACGATGGATTCAGAGATCAGATGCTCAATTCCAATATCACTTCCATCCGTGACAGCATCGGGGATATCTCCACACAGCTTTGTAACGGCTTCGCAGGAGTAGAGCAGGGAGCAAATGCAAGACAGATTGCTAATATGCAGACCGCTTTCGGTATGCAGACAGCGATGAATCAGGGATTTAATTCCCTTGGTTCGCAGTTGGCACAGTGCTGTTGCGATCAGCGTCTTGCTACTTGCCAGACGCAGAACATCATTCAGAGCGAGGCTTCTGCTACGAGATTTGCTGATGCAAATAACACAAGAGACATCATTCAGAGCCAGAGCAACGGAACGCAGGCTATCCTTGATAAGCTTTGTCAGCTCGAATTGGATGGTGTTAAGGCACAGGTTGAGGCGAAGAATGATCGCATTGCAGAATTGCAGAGACAGCTTTCCGAGGCTAATCTGCACGCTTCGCAGACAGCACAGAACGCTTTTATCTCACAGGGATTCTCTAATGAGGTTGATGCTTTGTATAACAGGCTTAATAGCTGTCCTGTTCCTACAACTCCTGTCTATGGCAGAACACCTATCTTCACTTGCGGAAGCAATAACGGATGTGTATGTAGCGGTAACACCTTTTTCAACTAATTAGGAGGGAATGTCTATGGCAGAATATGTAACTATAAATGATGCATTAGTTGCCTTAAATGGCACTATTCCATTCAGTCGAGTTTCTATCCCTTGCAATACAGGAAATGTAGTTCCGCTTGCTGTTGGGGTTCTTAATCTGAAAGGCAACACTCCTAATAGATTCGCAAGGTATAAGGTGAAGTTGCAGGCAAATATGCAGATTCCCGAAGGCGGTGATGTTACACCGATTGCTTTAGGAATTACAATCAACGGAGTTTTAATTCCCGAGAGTGTAGCAATATTCACACCACAGGCGGTTGAGGAGTACGGATTTATTCATTCCGAGATAACTATAACTGTTCCTTGTGGATGCTGTGTTTCTGTTTCCGCCGCTTATGTTGACGGAACAGAAGATGATCCTGCAACGACACCTACACCTTCAATAAATGTCAGACGCTACGCATCTATATCTGTTGAAAGAATCGCATGAGGAAGGAGGAAGTCAAGATGCACACTTATTATGATGCCAAGGAAATGCTTCACAAGGAGCTGGCTGATATCGTTAAGAAGGGAGAGCTTTCGGCTGGTAGTTTAGAGACTATCGACAAGCTCCTCAATTCCATCAAGAATGCTTGCAAGATCATCATGTATGAGGAGTATTCCGAGGATGGCTATTCCTATGCCGATGGGGATATGGATATGGCAAACTACTCATATGCAAGAGGAAGAGGATCACAGGCAAGACGAGACAGTATGGGAAGGTATTCTTCTGAAGGCGATGGTGATTATTCCAATGCCAGAGGTCGAAGGATGTACTCTCGTAGAGGCGGAAGATATTCCTATGCCGATAGCGATAAGGAAGAGAAGATAGAGATCCTCCGAGACGTTATGGGTGAGTCTTCATCAGAAGACGAGAGAAGAATGATCCAGAAGATCATCAGAAGGATGGAGAACGACTAATGTTCACCAAGAATGAGATTCTCGATGCGATAGACGAGCTGGAGGAAGCTCCAGCCACATATCAGAATGCGGAGAAGCTCGCCACATTCTATTCCCTGTATGACCATCTCTTCGTGAAGCAAGAGCCGATGAATCGCATAGAATCGATCCGAGAAGTAATAGTAGGGAAATATGGGGATTCAGAATTCATGCGAGTGATCGAAGGCAAAAAAGCGGAAGACATATGGTCTGTGATGGATGAACTGATGCAGACGATCAGAATGCTTCAGCCAAGGCTATACAATGCTACCATCGAAAAGCTAAAGGAATAGCTCATAAGGAGAGGTGTAATGCCTCTCCTTTTTCTTTGGAAAATTTTATCTTGACAATGGTTAGAACATAGCGTACCATATACTCATAATCCAAGATATACAGGAGGACACGCAAAATGATGAAGCATGAGTTTGAGAGAATCGCAGGTTACGAGGTTTCCACAGAGGATTACAATAACATCATCGAGCCTATGTATATGGCAACAGATCTCTCTAAAGAGGATTTCGTAAAGGTTATCGATAAGAAGAGATTCGCTTTGAAGCCTTTGAAGAAGATCGTTAAGGAGATGAAGGAATGTGCAGAGAGTCTCAAGGAATCCTGTACACACTACACAGATTCCGAGACGAAGGAAAGGCTCAATTCTCTCGCATTAGAGTATGCCGAGAGAAAGTATGGAAAAACAGCACAGTTCCTCATCAATGACAGAGAGAGATTTGCTTGTTATTATCCGATATCAATCGACATTCATTCCACGGACACATACAAGACACTTGAAAAGGTAATGCTTATCTAATACAAAAGGGAGGAGGATATCCTCCTCCCTATGTTGATACACCATCATTTATATGGTACACTAATAAAATCAAGGCGAGAGCCATGATTAATATTATCCAAGAGGAGGTACAACATATGACATTGTACGAAATTAATCAAGCTATTGAGGAGGCGATCCTCAATATCTACGCTAACGTAGACGAAGAAACGGGTGAGGTATCGGACGAGGCGATGGAGGCTCTTACAGATCTCCAGATGGCGAGGGATGAGAAGCTCGAAGGTATCGGTTGCTACATCAAGAACCTTGAGGCTGAAGCCAAGGCGATCAAGGAGGAAGAAGAGGCTCTCAAGAAGAGACGTGAAGCCAAGGAGAAGCGAGCGAAATCTCTGACGAAGTATGTCGCATCTATGCTCGGAGGGGAGAAATGGGAATCTACGAAGGTGTCTTATACATTCCGTAAATCCAAGGCTGTCGTGATCGATGAGGCATACATCGAGAACATTCCTTCCGAATATCTGATAGCTCAAGATCCGAAGATCGATAAGAAGGCTATCAAGGCAGATATCGAGGCTGGTAAGAATCTCGAAGGTATAGCTCATATCGAAGAGCGAATCAATATGTCAATCAAGTAAGGAGGAAAGCGATGATCATATTTACATTGGCATTAGGCATTCTGATCGGAGGATTCCTTGGGGCAATTGGGATGTTTCTCTTCATAAAGGAGACGAGGATTGACTATGAGTTTATTCCCGAAGACGAAGAGAAGCCAGAGATCAGAGAATCGAAGAAGGATATTGATATTGACGATCCTTGGGACGATAAGGACATCAACGAGATTATCGAGGAGGAAATAAAATATGGCGGATTCTAACAAGAAATCAGCATTCGAGATTCTGAATGCTATCAACGTGAACGAACACACAGAGAAGAAGAATGGTCTCACCTATCTATCGTGGGCATGGGCATGGCAGGAAGTTAAGAAGGCATTCCCCGATTCCACATATACCATCTATGAGAATGCGAATGGATGGAATTACTTCACAGATGGTCATACTTGTTGGGTAAAGACGGGAGTTACAATAGATGGTCTGGAGCATATTGAATATCTTCCTGTAATGGACTACAAGAACAGGAGTATTCCAATCGAGAATGTAACGTCATTTGATGTCAACAAGGCGATTCAGAGGTCTCTCACCAAAGCCTGTGCCAGACATGGATTAGGCTTATACATCTATGCTGGCGAGGATCTCCCTTCAGATGTTGGCGAGGAAACTCCTACACCAGCACCGATAAAGAAGCCTGTGGCGAGGAAAGCAACAAAATCAGCTCCAGAAGCTCCTCATAAGCTCGTCTGTGCCAGATGCGGTAAAGAGATCGTACCAGAGCGAGGCTACACTCCAGAGGCGATTGTGGCGGCTACAAGCAAGGTCTTGGGTAATGGCTATCATCTTGCCTGTGCTACAGCGGAGAAGGCAGAAAGGGGGATGGCATAATGCTGAACCAGACGATCATACAGGGGAGGCTTACGTCAGATCCAGAAGTTAAGGAGACTCCTTCTGGTGTGACGATAGCTAACTTCACATTAGCTTGCGAGAGACCGAAGAATAAGGACGGAGAGAAGATCACCGATTTCCTTAACTTTATCGCCTTCAATAAGATGGCAGAATTCATCCAGAAATACTGTACCAAGGGAAGGATGATCATCGTGTCGGGAAGAAATCAGAGTAGGAATTACGAAGGATCAGATGGGAAGATTCATACAACCTATGAGATTCTTGTATCGGAGGTCAATTTCGCTGATTCGCCGAAAATTGAATTCTGATTAGGAGAATGATATAATTGAAGGGCGAACGGTCTGTGTTGGGTGGCTACAATGCAGACTTAACACAGACCATCCCTTCAATGATAGCCACATCGTTGAAGGGTTTTGTTTTTTAGGAGAAAAAAATGAAATATCGCAGACATAAGAATGGCAATTACACTTGCATCGACAATCATGTGTTTAGAGATAATTCTTTGAGTATGAAAGCCAAAGGCCTTCTTGCGCAAATTTATTCCCTACCAGATGATTGGGAGTATTCCGTTAAAGGATTAACTTTGCTTTTTTCTGATGGCAAAGATGCGGTAAATAACGCATTACAAGAGCTTATAGATCATGGCTACGTCATAAGGTCGCAAAGAACAAATAGGCTGGGAAAATTCGATGGATATGAGTATGACATATACGAGACTCCCCAAATTCAAAATGCGGATAATCCGATTACGGAAAACCCGTCAACGGATAATCCGATTACGGAAAAATCGCACCAATTAAATACTAATATATTAAATACTAAAGTATCAAATACTAAAGAATTAAATATAGAGAAAGAAAGTAAACCAAAGAAAGAATCTTCGAGATTTATTCCACCTACCATTGAAGAGGTATCAAATTATTGCAACGAAAGAGGGAATAGTGTTAACCCCCAGAGGTTTATCGATCACTATACTTCTAATGGGTGGATGGTAGGAAAGAATAAGATGAAGGATTGGAAGGCGGCTGTGAGAACATGGGAGAGGAATTCTTTCGATCGGAAGCCAATTTCGAAACCACAGGAGTCGTTTGTTAATCCGTTTGCAGAATTAGAAAGGGAATTAGGCTATGACACAGAAACAGTTGATCCAGCTCTTGAGGCAATTATCGGCAAACTACCCGAATGCCATGAGCAAGATAGACAGTAAAGAGCTTCTGAAAAATTGGGAGATGGCATTCGGGAATGAGGATGCCCAGACGATCTATATGGCGGCGAGACATCATATGGATGTGTCACCTTACTTCCCGACCATCTCTGATATCAAGAAGAGCGTTAATAGGGGACAATTGGTCTATGGGAGAGCTCCAGAAGCTCCTCGGTTGAAGATCCAAGGAGACGTCTCGGAAGATGCGATCTGTAAGTTAGAGAGATGTGTACTCTATCACGATCTCTGTAATGGTTTAGAAGACGGGAAATGCCCGTTTGAAGGTTTATAAGGAGGAAAACTTATGGGAAGAACAGAAGCATTGAAGAAGGCACAGAAGAGATACGATGGCAAGTGTAAGCAATTCCGCATTCGGTTAAGGATGGATAACGATTCCGATATCCTCGAATGGATGGAGAAGCAGGCATCTGTAACAGCCAGAATCAAGGAATTGATCAGAGCCGACATCGTAACAAAATCGTAACAATTAATCCTCTTGCATTCTTATCAGATATAGTGTACCATATTTACATAATCCAAGATATACAGGAGGTGCGTAAGCATGACACAGAAGATTTATTTGGTAAGAGACGCAGAGGCTGGGAACGTGATAGATCAATTCTCTTCTTACGAAGAGGCTATGGAAGCTATCAGAGCTTATGAGGAATCCGACAAGGAATACGGAATCTACGAAGAGGATTTTTACGAGGTTAAGGAGGTTACTATGAGAACAGTTGATTACTTTAAGGTTCAGGTAAAGTATTCGGGATCTTTCGAGGAGATCGAGGAGAATGAGTGGAAGGCGAAGGCAGATGCACAGGCTATTCGCTGTGATGCTTTTGATCATTCCGAGCTGATCGACGAGGATTCAGCCAAGAAGATAGATGGATCTATGTGGATCAGAAATATCTATCCTTGCAACAAGATCGCAGAGGTCGAATGGGCATATATCAGAGAGGAGGACGAAGAGTGATGATCGGATTGGCAATGGTCGTAGGTATGTTCGTTGGTTTCTGCTTTGGCTTTATTGTCTGCAACGTCAGAGATATCCAGCTTCTTCAAGATTGTGACAAAATGATGGAGAGAGCTGAACGAGTGATTAAGGAGGGCAGACGATGAAGGGAATAGCCTTATTTGTCACCATAATGGTTCTGTTTGCTCATCCGATCCCTATCAAGGGAGAATTACCATTCGAGGCATGGAGTCTCGAAAGAAGGGCATCAGAGGCTCAAATAGAGGACGTGGATGAATTCATCCTCCTGTCCAGCATCGTCGAGGCAGAATCGAACAGATCCCTAACCGATAACGAGGGGAGGATCATGATAGCGATCTGCATCCTAAATAGGGTTAACGATGCGGAAGGTCGATTTGGCGAAGGAATTACAGGCGTGATCAGCCAATCTGGACAATTCAGCACTTGCCGTAGGGCATCGGATGGCACATATTACTCTATTACGGATAGAACAGATCTATCAGATGCGGCTGTTATTGAGGCTGTAAGGCGAATTGAAGCTGGGGAAGCTCCACCTGTCCTCTGGTTTAATTGCATTGGGTATTCCATAGGCGAGCCTTGGGGAGAGGTAGGAGGAAACTATTTTGCCACATGAATACATACAAGATCATCTTATGGGTACAGGCACAACAGGAGCATATTGCAGGCGAAAAGGAATTAAATTCTATGGCATAGAGCTTTCAAAGGATCAATGCGATTATTCCATCGAAAGGATAAGAAAGGAGATAGGCGATGAAGGATTACTATGAGCTGGTAAAGGGCATAATGGAGAAATATCCAGATACAAGAGATGATGATATGAGGCTGTATGCCATTGTAGTACATCAGAAAACGCATTTGAAGCCTTCTGTGGCATTCTATGAGGCTATGTACAAACATTCCCGATATGGTCTTCCATCCTACGAGTCGGTCACCAGAGCGAGACGAAAGGTACAGGAGCAGGAAGAAGCCTTGAGAGGCAAGAAGTACAACGACAGGAAGAAGAGGCAGGAAGAATATAGGCAGGAATATACACCTTGGAGAGATTCGCTATAAGGAGGCAAAAATGGCTGGTATAACCAAAAGGGCAGAGAATGAATACAACAGCATTCGAGAAGAATGTACAGGATTAGCACAGCTTTTCGATATTTTGATTGAGCAAGGTATGGGTAGGGAAAGGCTTATATCTAATGCAAGCACAATAAAAGAAGCTATCAGCTATCTTCCTATGATAGATGGTATTATTGAAACAGAATTCCAATCATTGTTTGAAGCAAAATTCAAAGAAATGAATGAAATTAGAAATCGTTATAAGGAAAAGCTGGCAGATATACCTTCAAGAGAAAATAAGATAAGAGAAGGTGAATTCAATCTGAAACAGAGAGAGGCGAGAGTTAGAAAAGAAGAAATGAGGTTGCGAGAGAGAGAAGATTCTATTGCAAGAGAGAAAGATAAGATAGAAAAGGCAAAGAAAGAAATATATTCTTTTGAAACACCAGAAGCCAGAGATACAGCAAGAAAGGCTAATATGTTTCTTGATTATGCTCCTTCAAACCAATGGACACAAAAAGCTATTGCATGGGGATTAGGCTCAATTCTATCTGGTACGCCAATACCCGATTTTAGAAAGAAGCCTGATAATCAGAAAGATAGAGATTATTCTAATGATGATTTGCCCGATGGTTTTTATGAGTGATCGAACATATAAGAAGAGGCAGGAAGAATATAGGAGGGAATACTCCATCTGGGAGGTGGACAATGAGATATAAGTGTTTAGCCTGCGGTCGTGTTACGGAGAAACTCGGTTGGAAAGAGCGAGAAGGTGGAAGCGATAGTTTCTTCTGCGTTAAGTGCGGAACAGTAGATCCACCTATCGAGTTTATCGAGGAGGCTAATAAATTGACAAAAGACCAATTCGATAGCCTGTTCGATAGTGGTTGGAGGACGTAAGGAGGAATAAGAATGAGCGTTGAGAATAACAAAGTCTGTTGTAATTGCAGACACAATATCAGAACAGGTGAAATAGTTAATATTCAATGTCATTGCGAAATTGACGGCTCGTATATCGGTTATGTTCAATGTATGGAGCATTGGTGCAGGCATTGGAGCAAGGATAAGGAGGAAGAAGAATGAAGATAGTAATTGATATACCTGATAATGAAGTTCCCAAAAGACGAGAGATAGTAGAGATAGGGTTGCAGTTTATGGATGGTGAAGTATGCGAATGTACTTATCCTTTTCAAGTTCTTCCTAAAGGACACGGAAGATTGATTGATGCTGACTATTTGAAAGATGTGATTTTATTGCATAACTTTCATGGGAATAACAAAAACATTGTTCCTTATTCAGACAGAAGAGGATACAGATTAAGACAAAGAGAAGTTGATGAAGGCATTATAAATGCACCAACAATCATAGAAGCAGATAAGGAGACAGAGAATGAATAAAATCATAACATTAGTCGCTGTGATGTCACTATGGATCAATAAGGATAAGCCGAGGAGGAAGATATGAGGAATTACAAAAAGAAAGATGCAATTTGGAGTATCGACTACGATATGCACGAGGATAAGTGTTACGACAGACCATCTTGCCCAGAATGTCATGCTCCTGTCGGTAAAATCGCAAATGACGGAAAGTACAGGTGCTATTCCTGCCATAAGATATGTAATGTCGATCAGAAGATGCTCGATTGGTTTGCCGAGAGGGAAGGCGAGAAGATAGAAATGCGTGATTGTTTTAATTGTGGCGGCATAGGGACAAGCGAGGATCATCTTGTTAAGGATTACATTACCCTTGAATGGCAGACAGCTTGGGGAGTATGCAAGAAATGTGGAGCGAGGTTTATAGTATGACAGAAACAGAGAAGAGTCTATTGATAGGTGCGGCACAGACCATATCCAAGTATTGCAGGTCGCATATATGTACACAATGCCCTTTGAACATCGGGGACAGAAATGACAGCATCCAGAAGGCGCATTGCGTTTGTGACTATAATGTTCTGCATTTGCCAAGCACATGGAAGGTGGAGGAATTGAAGCAATGAAAGCGATAATAATCACAGCGATAATCTGTGCGACATTGGTGATGATCTCTTGGATCAATAAGGATAAGGTAAGGAGAAGATAATGACGTATAGCGTATATTGCATCCATCAGCCTTCTGGAGAATATAGAGATATTCTAACCGATGCTATTGGCTTATCCGAAAAGATCAGATTTCTCCAGAACGAAGGTTACCTCATCCTGTCGGTCTTGTACATCGAGAATGGATAATGTGATACAATTCTCATAATAGGAGGATTGCGTTATGAATCGGGCAATGTTTAGAAAACCGAATAAATATAAGAACCAACCGATCACTATCGATGGTCATAAATTCCCTTCCAGACGGGAGGCTAACAGGTATAGCCAGCTTTCTTTACTTCAGAAGGCTGGCATTATTCGTGATCTGAATCTCCAAGTGTCATTCGAGCTTCAGCCATCCTTCAAGCATCCCGAGACAGGCAGGACGATTCGAGCAATCAAGTATATCGCTGATTTCACCTATTATGATGAAAATGGTATCTTTCACATCGAAGATACCAAGGGATATCACACCAAAGATTATGAGCTGAAGAAAAAGCTCATGCTCTATCGAGGCAATGTTATAGAGGAGGTGTAATCATGGAAAACAGAAGTATCAATGAGGAATATGCGGAAATAGCCGCCAAGATCATTGATGAAGAGGAAATCCTTACCGATATCGCTAACAGCCATGCGACAATCGTGTATTTATCGTCAGATAAGGCTAAAAAGGCGAAGGATAAGATAATTCATGCCGAATGCGAGAAGATACAGGATAAGCATAAATGGGCGATTCCTGCCGATTATACGATTACTGTATATGAGCCTAATTGTATCGGCTTTACTGATGAGCAGATGAGAATCCTGCTTTTTCATGAGCTTCTGCATATAGATATCAGATTCAACGATGATAATACAGAGACATATTCCATCAGAGATCATGATTATGCTGATTTCAAGATAATAATCGACAGATACGGCACAGATTGGAGCAAAGTATGAACATTATTCAGATGAAGGTCAAGGATATAATTCCATATGAGAAGAATGCCAAGGCGCATGATAAAGTACAGATAGATAATGTGGCTGAATCAATCAAAAGATTCGGATTTGCACAGCCTTTGGTGGTAGATAAGGATAATGTACTGATAATCGGGCATTGTCGATTGCTTGCCGCCAAGAAGCTCAAGATAAGAGAAGTGCCAACAGTAAAGATGGATGAGCTTACAGATGAGCAAGTAAGACAATTAAGGCTTCTTGATAATAAGCTCAATGAATCTGATTGGGAATTCGATCTTCTCGCCGATGATCTTGATGGTCTCGACTTTGATGGATTCGAAATTGATTGGGGATTGCCAGACATTCTGGAAGAAGGCGAGCAGGAAATTGTCGAGGATGAGATTGATGAGAATGTCCCTGCCAAAACTCAATTAGGAGAAATATATCAATTAGGTGAGCATAGATTGCTTGTGGGATCTTCTACGGATGAAAAGGATATAAAAAGGCTCATGGAGGATGAACGAGCAAGAATTCTGTTCACTTCCCCTCCGTATTCCGATATGAGAGAGTATAACGGCAATAAAGATTTGTCTGTGAATAACATATCTCAATTCATAAGATGTTATAAACCATATGCAGATTATCAATGCGTTAATCTCGGCATACAGATTCGTAATCTTGAAATCAATCAATATTGGGATGAATATATTGATGTTGCAAGAAAAGCAGGATATAAGCTCATGGCATGGAATGTATGGGATAAAACGATGTGTGGCTCAATCGGGCAACAAAAATCCTTTTTCCCCACGAGGCATGAATGGATATTTGTATTTGGTACAGAATATTATGATTTGAATCTCACAAAGCCGAAGAAGGAATCTTCTGTTCATATATCGGGAACAAGAGCCGTAAGGCAGAAGGATGGTAGCACAAAGCGATCTACGCAAGGAGATACATCTCATAAATTCAAGAAGATGGAATCCGTATCAACTATCTGTTCTGAAACGGGAGCGATTAGAAGTGAGCATCCTGCCGTATTCCCAATTGCTCTCCCTTCTGAATATATTCAAGCTATGACCAATGAAGGAGATGTAGTAATCGAGCCTTTTGGAGGTAGTGGTACAACATTGATTGCTTGTGAGCAATTGAACAGGAAATGCAGGATTATGGAATTGGATTGCCATTATGCCGATGTTATTATCGCCAGATGGGAAAAGTTGACAGGCAAAAAAGCATTAAGAATAGAGGATTGATATGGGAGCTGGCAGACCTAAAAAAGATATCGATCAGAATCAATTCGAGAAATTGTGCGGCTTACATTGCACAGAGATAGAAATTTGCTCTTTTTTTGATGTAACCGATAAAACATTGAATCGCTGGTGTAGAGAAGTATATGGGATGAAATTCTCCGAGGTATTCAAAAAGAAGCGAGATATCGGAAATATCAGCATCAGAAGGAATCAGATGGAATTATCCAAGAAATCAGCATCAATGGCTATCTGGCTTGGCAAGCAATACCTTAATCAGACAGATGAGATATCTGTTACATCAAATCTCAAAGAGGATGATAAGGATGCTCTGTCGATTGCGTTTGAAGAGCTTACAAAGAATGGTTTAACTGAAGATGATAAGTAAAAAGCAAGCACAGATTCTCGCTTTCCCCGAAACATCTTATGATGCTCTTATATGTGATGGCTCTATCCGATCGGGAAAAACATCCATCATGTCCGTTGCCTTCATTCTGTGGGCAATGAAGAATTTCGATGGTAAGAATTTTGGCATCTGTTCCAAAACCGCAGGCACAGCAGATAGAAATGTAATTAGACCATTGCTGGCTATGTCTTATATTACGGATAGATTCCATATTAAATATACTGTTAATAAGAAGATGGAAGTATGGAATAAAGAGCATCACAATACATTCTATATTTTCGGCGGTAAAGATGCGGCATCATATCAGCTGATTCAAGGTATCACATTGGCTGGTGTCCTTCTCGATGAGGTAGCTCTTATGCCTCGGTCATTTGTAGATCAAGCGATTGCCCGATGCTCTGTAACGGGAAGAAGGCTCTGGTTTAACTGTAATCCAGAAGGGCAATTACATTGGTTTAACCAAGAATGGATTCTCGAAGCTGATGAGAAGAATGCTTTGCATCTTCATTTCACGATGGATGATAATCCTTCACTTGCGCCAGAGATCCGAGCAGGCTACGAGCGAATGTATTCGGGCATCTTTTATGATCGCTACATTAAAGGCTTATGGGTATCAGCTGAAGGTGTCATATATGCTGATATGTTCTCACCAGAGCGAAATATCATCAGCCAAGAGGATATAAAAAAGCTCGAATTTGAGCCTAAATGCTGGGTATCGTGCGATTTCGGTATTCAAAATGCAACAGTATATCTTCTGTGGCGAAAGGTAGCTGGGAAGCCTATATATATCATCACAGATGAATGGTATTATTCGGGCAGAGAAGAACAGAGGCAAAAGACAGTAAAAGGCTTGGTGGAAGGCTTGAAGAGCTTCCTCGGCGAGCTGAAGCCACAATATGTGATTATCGATCCATCGGCGGCGGCTCTCAAGGTTGAGTTACGGCAACAGGGATTCCGTACACTCGATGCTGATAATGCTGTGCTTGACGGAATAGCGAATACAGGCAAGCTCCTTGAGGATGGGTACATTCTTGTATCAGAGAAGTGCAAGCACACCATTGAGGAATTCGATCTGTATATGTGGGATGAGAAGGCGGCTGATAATGGCGAGGATGTACCGATTAAGGAAAACGATCATTGCATGGATGCTCTTCGATATTTTGTGAATACAGAAAAACTGTTCTATAAATGCTATAAGAAGCCAAGTGCATTTGGTTTCTGATATGATATATTAAAGGAAATAGATATTTTCATATGAAAATAGGAGGGGATTATGAAGACATATCAAGATTGGCTTACAGTTGCTGACAAAGATGAGAGAACCAGAATGCAATTCATTCATCAGCTCATCACCGAGCATAAGGCTTCTGCCAAATACAGACAGGCAAAAGATGGAGAAGCCTACTACTCTGGTCAGAACACTACGATCAAGCGATATCAGAATTTCATCTACAATAAATTCGGACAGGCTGTCCCCGATATGATCTCGGCAAATCACAAGATGGCTACCAGATTCTTTTATAGGTCTGTAATGCAAGCGAATTCTGTACTTCTTGGTAATGGAATCAATTGGAAGAATGGTCTTGGTGGGGAGGCTTTAGGCTCGGATTTTGACCGAGTCGTGATGAAGGCTGGACGTTTGGCACAGGTCGAAGGAGAATCTTTCGGATTCTTCAATAACGGCAAGGTCGAGGTTTATGGATATACAGAGTATGCTCCTCTTTATGACGAGGAGGATGGATATCTGAAGGCTGGAGCGAGATTTTGGCAGATAGATTCCGATAAGCCTCTCCGAGTAACGATGATGGAATTGGATGGATATACGGAATATCAGTACGACAAGGATCATCCTAATGGATTCGTCCGTACAGAGAAGAGACCATACATCATAATCAAGGAGATCACACCAGCTTTGGGCGAAGAGATAGGAGGATACGAAAACTATCCGACATTCCCTGTTGTTCCATGTTGGGCGAACGAATTCAAGAAGAGTGAGCTTCTTCCGATAAGAAGCACAATCGATGCTTACGATCTCCTGTCTGCCAAGTATGCGAACACTCTGGATGATGCGGCTTTGATCTATTGGACGATCACAAATTCTGGCGGTATGGACGATGCATCTCTTGCCGAATTCCTCGATAAGATGAGGAAACTTCATGCGGCGAATCTCGATGGCGATCAGACAGTAGAACCTAACACAGTAGATGTTCCAAGCGATTCGCTTGAGAGTATACTCGATAGATTGGAAAAGCAATTATATAAGGATTCGATGAGCCTTAACGTCAACGATCTCGCTTCTGGGGCGATCACGGCTACACAGATAGAGGCGGCTTATGAGCCTTTGAACGAAAAACTCGATGGCTACGAGGCAGAGATTACCGATTTCATCCGAAGGTTGTTGGTGGTCGCTGGAGTCGAAGACGAGCCTACATACACCAGAAGCATAATGGTCAACCAGACGGAGATGATCACGGCGGTAATGAATTCGGCATTGGTTCTTGACGAAGACTATATGACAGAGAAGATCATGACAATTCTGGGCGATAAGGACAAGATACAGGATGTCCTTGACAGACGAGCTGAAACAAATGTTAACAGGATGATGAATGGCAATGCCAATACACAGACGGAGTAACAGCGATCCCGATTGGATGGCGAGAATGCAAGATGAGGAGCTGAAATCCCTTGAAAAGAGGATTTCTGCTCTTTATGAAGAGGCGAGACATGATGTAACCGAGGAATATAATCGATTCTTTACCGATTTCCAACTTGAATACGAGAACAGGTTGGCAAAGGTGGAATCTGGGGAGATCCCCGAGGCTGATTTCCAGAGATGGTGCAGGAATAATATCTTACAGAGTAATCAATATCAATCAACGATTCGTATGCTCACCGATGTCCTTGTCAACGCCGATGTAGCGGCTATGGCAACAGTAAACGAACAGTTGCCGTATACCTTGGCAGAGAGCTATGATTTCATCTCTTCTCTTGGCTTCGAGGCGGCTGACAAGGCTGGAATAAGTATGGGTACATTCCAGATCTATAATGCCGATTCGGTACAGGCGATCATTAGGGATAATCCCGATCTTCTTCCTGTGGTGGATCTTCCCGAAGATGAGTTGTGGAATCGTAATCACATCAACAATGAGATTACACAGGCTATTATCCAAGGCGATTCGATGCAACAGGTTGCCCAGAGGCTTCAGAGAGTAGCCTCAATGGACAATAATGCGGCTATCCGTAATGCCAGAACAGCTATGACGGCGGCAGAGAATCTCGGAAGAAGTGAATCGGCAAGACGATTGAGGCAGAGGGGATTGCCCGTTGAAGAGGTGTGGAGTGCTACGCTTGACGGCAGAACAAGAGACTCTCATTTGCTTCTTGACGGGACAAAGAAGGATGAGAATGGCTATTATGGTGTCGGTATACTTAATGTGCCATTGAGATTTCCAGCAGATCCGAGAGGAGAAGGAAAAGAGATCTACAATTGCCGATGCCGAGAGAACGTCCAGATAGCTGGCATAGACCACAGTAGGGATGACGAGCTTTATGAGCAATTTATGCAAGAGAATCATCCAGAGGATTGGGCAGAATTGCAAAGCAGAAGAGCTGATCCGACAACAGGCGAAGGTCGAAGATGGCAAGAGAGACAGGATGCTCTTGAGAGACAGGCGAGATTGAGAAGAGAGAGACAGGTAATTGATGTACCTCCGATGTCCGAACAGAATATATCTACTACACCTACGCCTACACAAGAACAGTTAAGAGAAGCAATAGAAAAACACGGAGAAATGTGGGATTTATCGAATGAAGCAAGATACGATCTCGCTTCCGAATTCGCTCAAGAAACGGCAAACGAAGAAAACTTCTTTATGAATTCGATTGGCTATTGGCAATCTGTACCGAAAAGACCGAGAGGAGAACCTTCTCATGTCAGTTATAACAGAAGGACAGGGAAAAAATCGAGCGAGTATTGGTACACCGCAGAAGGTGTTATTAGAGGCTCTGACCATTGGGGGGCGGATGTTGCTTCTTGTTCATGGTTTATTGAAGGAAGAAGATACGGAAGAGATGGCGTAACTGTGGGAAGGCGAGAATACGCATTTATTAGTTGGGAGGATTTGAAACCGAAAGGTCTTATTTCTTTTAATAGGCAAACAGGAGTGTATGGATTAGTCGGATTCAGATTCGAAAAATAAGGAGGTAACAAAATGATTTATAAGATTATTGAAAAAACAACCGAAAAAACAATAGCTACAATCGATGAGGATGAAATTAACATTCTCGACAATATAAGATTCGAATTAATCAAGGAGGAAAAGGAAGATGGCACAGGTAACAAGCGTATCATTGACGGATCATTCCGAAGAAGTAATCGAGGCAATGAAAGATCAAGTGAATGATTGGTTAGATCTCATCGGTGAGGATGCCGCATCTACGGCGGCTAACAAAGCTCCTGTTGATACAGGCAGACTCAAGAATTCCATTTCTCATGCGGTTGTGGAAGATGAGAAAGCGGTGTACATTGGCACAAATGTCGAATATGCACCATATCAAGAATTTGGCACATCCAGAGGCATTGTCGGAAAGCACTTCATTCAGTTTGGTGCGACAGCTCATGCATCCGAGTATAAACAGCTCCTTGAAGAAGCTCTCTCCGAAGAGTAGAATGAAATAGGTATAGTGTTATCATCAGTACCTCCTTACTCGTTTGGCAGATGCGAAAGCGTCTGCCTTTTATTTGCTTTCATTTCTCTTTTATTTACTTGAAAATGATTTTCACTTGTGCTACAAATGAAGATAGAATCGAATATAAAAGAAAATATACCGAGGAAAAGGAGATTCACACATGGCACTTACAAGGAAATTTCTATCCGCATTGGGCATTGAGGCTGATAAGGTTGATGAGATCATCGAAGCTCACACAGAAACAGTTAATGGCTTGAAGGCTGACAGGGATAAGTACAAGGAGGATGCCGAAAAACTTCCCAGCATCCAGAAGGAATTGGATGAGCTGAAGAAAGCTAAAGAAGGGGAAGATCCTTATCAGAAGAAATTCGAGGATTTGCAGAAGGAATTCGATGATTACAAGGCTGATATCGAAGCGAAGAACACCACAGCCAAGAAAGAGAAGGCTCTCAAGGATATTCTCAAGGAGATTGGTGTTTCCGATAAGGTAATCGAGAATGTAATCAAGGTTTCCGACATGAGCAAGATCGAATTCGATGATAAGGGAGAAGTGAAGGGCAAGGAAGATTTGAAGAAGAGCCTTACGTCCGAATGGTCTGGCTTTATTGCTACCAAGAAGAATGAAGGTGCGAATCCTGCTAATCCTCCTGCCAATAATGGCAATTCGTCAATGACCAAGGAGCAGATTAGAGCTATTTCTGATCCTGTCGCAAGACAGAAGGCGATGCTTGAGAATCCTACATTATTCGGATTGCCCGAAGCCACAGAATAAGTAAAGGAGAAAAGAAAATGGCTAATGTAATTACGGATGCGGAGACAAACGTCATTAAGAAGGCACAGATTGCAAAGGTAAGAGAGATAGATTTCGTCCAGCTCTTCGGTGAGAACGTCCAGAATCTCATCAAGATGCTTGGTGTTACAAGGAAGATCCCTGTTGTTGCTGGTACAGCTCTCAAGAAGCTCACAGTAACAGGAACATTGGAGTCTGGAGTTGTTCCCGAGGGAGAGATCATTCCGCTTTCAAAGTATCAGACAGCGTACACCACAGTAGGTGAGGCTTCTCTCAAGAAGTGGAGGAAGGCAACAACAGCAGAAGCTATCCTTAAGGGAGGCTATGATCAGAGTGTTATAGCCACAAACAACAAGCTCATTCTCGACATTCAGAAGAGCATCAGAACAGCATTCATTACTGATCTTGCCTCTGGTACAGGCACAGCCACAGGCGTAGGTCTGCAGGCGGCTCTCGCTAATGCATGGGGCAAGTTACAGGTTCTCTTTGAGGACGATGATGTCGCAACAGTATTCTTTGTTAATCCTATGGATGTTTCCGATTATCTTGGAAAGGCAAACATTACTGTTCAGACAGCATTCGGTATGTCCTATGTTGAAAACTTCCTTGGTCTCGGCACATTGATCATGACAGGTGCTATCACCGCAGGTACATTCTATGCTACGGCGGCAGAGAATATTGTTGCTTACTATGTCAACGTATCCGAGGCAAATGGTCTTGGCGATGCATTCGACTTTACGACAGATGCAGAGACAGGTTTTATCGGTGTACATGAGGATGGCAATTACACCAGAATGCAGGAGGAGACAGTAGCTATTGCTGGTGTTGACTTCTTCGCAGAGAGAAATGATGGAGTCATCGTAGGTACGATCACAGCCGCTTCTACAGAAGGTGGCGAAGGTGGCGAGGGATAATATATGGCAAACACCTTCTTAAAAGAATTGGATATGATCTGTACATATCTGAATAATTGGTTTTGGAGAGAAAAGGTACAGGGTAATTTCGCCATTGTTGATGGTGCTATTGATGTGCCGAGTCTCAAAGAAGGACAGTATTTCAGAATCATCGGATCTACATTTAGTGAAGGTGTCCATATCTATCCTACAAGCGATTTGACGGATGAAGAATTCGAGGGAGAGGTATGGTCGATGGTAATTCCACAGGATATCATCGATCTTGCCTCTGATCTCCATGATTGGCTTGCCGAGTATGGCAAAGCATCTTCAGAGGCTCTCTCTCCTTATACTTCTGAATCATTCAATGGCTATTCATATTCCAAGAATGCAGGCGGTGGCTCTGATGCTTCTGGAGCTGGTGCAAACAGCTGGCAGAATGCCTTCTCTTATAGGCTTATTCCTTACAGAAGATTGAGAGGTGCAACATGAGCCTTATAGCTTCAGCGATGGAAGGATTCCACATCATGGATAAGGTGACGAGCCTTGACGAATATGGTGGAATTAAGACCAAATATGTCGAAGGAGCTGGCGTTGAATTAGCTCCCGAATTTAATGCTTCCACAGAAGCGAGAATCGCCCAGCAAGAAGGCGTGAATGTTCGATATTCATTCTTTATGAAGAAGGCTCTTAATCTCAAATTCCCCGATGTAATCAAGCGAGATTCTGATGGTCAGATATTCCGAATCACATCCAATGGTACGGATAACAAGACACCAGAGACCGCAGGATTAGATTTAAGGAAGGTAGAGGCAGAAATGTGGGAGTTACCGAAGGATGAATAAGCAACAGGCATACAACGCATTCTGGAGGCAATTCGGTGTATTGGCATTCGAGGAGAATTCTGTGCCAGATGACGAGACCATCCAGAGGCTCATTGAAGAAGGTATAGCTCCTTCGAAATATCCATATATCACCTATCAAGTAATGACAGGCGATCTGGATTCGGTTCTTACTCCATCAGCGTCCATATGGGACAGAAGCAATAGTGCAGAGAAGATTGATCTTCTTGCAAATCAAATCGCTGAAGCGATTGCCCGAATGACACCAATAAAGGTAGACGAAGGCAGAATGTTTATTACAGTAGGATCGCCATTCTCACAGCATATGGAGGATAGCGATTCGGCAATCAAGAGGAATGTTCTCGCATTGAATGTGGAATTCCTCTCATCTTACTAATTACGGAGGAAATAAAAATGGGTAAAGCAACAGTTATTCCCCAGAATACATTTGAAGGCTTGCAGGTCGAAGCAGGTGTGCTTCTCACATCGTTTAATCCTGCCGAGCCTGTTATCTCTGACGATGCTATCGTTTGCGCAACAACAGGTGGTATCACAGTAACAGCCAAGCCGACTTATTCCGATTACTTTGAGGATGTCGATAATGCTCCTGACAATGTAATGGAAGGAAAGAGGCTCGATGGATGGGAATGTTCCCTTTCTACGACAGGTCTTGGCACTTCTCCTGCTCTTATCAAGCTTGCACTCGGTGCGGCAGATATAGATAGCGAGAACACATCCAAGATTGTTCCGAGAAGAGACCTCAAGCTTACTGATTTTACATCTTCTATCTGGTGGGTTGGAGATAGAGCCGATGGCGGTCTTGTAGCCTGTCAGCTTCTCAATGCTCTTTCTACAGATGGATTCTCTTTGAAGACATCCAAGAAGGGCAAGGGGCAGACAGGTCTTACTCTTATGGGTCATGTATCCATAGAGGCACAGGATGTTGTCCCGATGGTCTTCTATTCTATCGATCCCGAAGGGAACGACGAGGGCGACGAAGGGGACGAAGGCGGCGAAGGTGGAGAAGGCTAATTAGCGATGCATAACAACCAAAGGGGAATCTTATGAAATCTAATTCACAGATGAATGATAAGGCTCTTGATATCATGGCTGATATCTTTGATCCTTTCTGCGATTTGCTCGCAGATAAGGAGTTCAACACACTATTCCTTACCGATTTCAAGAAGGCTGTTTCTTATGCCTGTAAGAATCACAAGGATAAGGTTGTAGAGATTGCGGCGGCAATTGATGGAATTCCTGTTGAAGAGTACAAAGTGAATCCTTTCATTCTTCCAATTAAGTTGATGATGGTTATTGGTGCTTATACCAAGGAAACAAGAGACCTTTTTCCCTCGCAGAGTCAGAGTATGGACGAGACCTCTTCTGGCTCTGCTATGGCGAATACAGAGGCAAACGATCTCCAGAAAGATTCCTAAAGTATTGCATAGCGAAGTTTAAAGAGAAACAGCGAGAGGTTATGTATAAGACATATGTAACCGATTCGCTGTTTTTTATACAACAGCTTAATGTTGGTGGCGGTGAGAAACAGGTCTTCTCAATGAAGATGAGTGAGATCTTGGAGATGTCAAAAAATCCTCGAAGCGAAGAAGAACCAGAGGATATAATTTCACGCATCAAAAACAAGGCTGATAATCTACGAGGTAATGAGGAATGAATGTTTTTGAGTTATTTGCAAAATTAGGCTTGGATTCATCCGAATATGAAAGCGGTCTGGATGAAGCCGAGCGCAGAGGTTCTCGGTTCGGTTCGGGATTGCGAGGTGCGGCAAGAATAACAGGGGCGGCTATCGCAGGAGCAACAACGGCTGTTGTAGGATTCGCAGGAACATCAGTTAGAGCAGGAGCAAACTTCGACTCATCTATGTCACAGGTTGCGGCAACGATGGGAACGACAGTAGATCAGATTCAAGACCTTCGTGATTTTGCGCAGGAAATGGGTGCTACGACAGCATTCTCTGCCACACAATCGGCGGACGCATTGAACTATATGGCTCTTGCAGGATATGATGCGGAAACATCTATGTCGATGTTGCCTACTGTTCTTAACCTTGCCGCATCGGGCGGAATCGATCTCGCTCGAGCGTCCGATATGGTTACGGATGCTTCTTCTGCTCTCGGTCTTTCCATTGAACAGACATCGACAATGGTAGATCAGATGGCGGCGGCGGCATCCTCCTCTAACACATCGGTAGAACAGTTAGGCGATGCCTTCCTTACACTTGGTGCGACAGGTGCAGGAGTAGCAGGAGGAACAACGGAACTTGCTACATTATTCGGTGTACTTGCAGATAATGGTATAAAGGGAGCAGAAGGAGGCACGCATCTTCGTAACATGATCTTGTCTCTCACTAATCCTACCAATCAAGCAAGCGATGCATTGGCAGAACTCGGAATAAGTGTGTACGACCAAGAAGGCAATATGCGTTCTATGGTCGATGTTATCTACGAGTTACAGCAATCTCTTGAAGGTATGCCACAATCTGAACGAGACAGTTACATCGGAACGATATTCAATCGTGCTGATATGGCATCCGTAAATGCTCTCCTCAATACGAACATTGAGAGGTACGATGAATTAACAGGTGTACTCGAGAATGCGGCAGGCTCGGCAGAGCAGATGGCGAATACGCAACTCGATAATCTCTCGGGAGATATCACTCTCTTCCAATCTGCTCTTGAAGGCGCACAGATAGCGATTTCCGATTCTCTTACACCGACATTAAGAGAGTTTGTTCAGTTAGGTTCTGAAGGCTTATCTGACGTAACTGTAGCCTTCCAAGAGGGCGGTCTCGAAGGTGCAATGGGTGCGCTCGGAACATGGTTGTCTGATGCACTTTCTAAAGTGGTAGAAATGACACCACAGATTGTTAGTGCAGGAATGCAATTGCTTGGCGCTCTTGGTCAAGGTCTTGTAGATAATGCTCCGTTGATCGTATCATCAACTCTCGAAGTTGCACAGATGCTTATTGATTCATTCGAGAATGCCGTCAACGGAGACGGCGCTTCTCAATTAATGGAAACGACTATGGAGATTGTCGGTATGTTGGGGGAGTTTCTGGTGCAAAATGCGCCCGAATTAATCGGGACGGTATCAGAGTTTATATCTCAATTGATTCTGTTCTTTACTTCTCCCGACAATCTTGTAATGATGATAGATTTAGCATTACAGTTGACAGTCGCCATTGCTGACGGACTTGTACAAGCTATTCCTAATCTGGTGAGCGTAATTCCGCAAGTCATCGGGGCATTGCTTATTG